AAAATGATGCCACGCTACATAGGCTGTTCCAAGCAGCTATGGCTCCATTTAAGTTCATTGGAAAGGCGGTACGTAATCCAGTATTCTTCGACCCAGGAGATAGACTCACTCCAGATGAACGAAGTCTAATGTTAGACAGTCCTAGCACTCATGCTATGATTCAAATATTTGACCAAATAGTAGATGAGATTCTGCAAACAAGTGAAATGAGTGATTGGGAGGAAAGAGTTCAAGGCGTCGGACTCGTTCTTGACAAGACTAGTCACGGCATTAGAATACGTGACCCCATCACTACGAAGATGTTAATCGGACTCAATCCATACATTGATATCAATCGTCAGATTCCAAGAGATGCAGCATGGGACACCGTAATGACCATGTTGCATGAGGTTGCACACGTAGGCCATGAGCCTATGACGAAGGGTCTTACATGGACTCATGAGGACTTGAATGACCCTCGACTGAGTGGACTTACAATCGCCTACATGAAGCAGATGGATAGATATACCCGTAATCCAGATGCTGGACACGACGCGGATTACTTGAACAGACTAGGAAGGATAATTTCAGCTTATGGCGTACAACGGACCTTCGCTGCCACCGACAGGATACAACGGATCTTCACAGGAGGAAAACTCTCTGGGGGCTACAGTCCAGAGATTACGAGACTTCTACAAGTCTATTCTAGCTCACGGGGGCGTAGAGCTACTACGGAGGACGCTCTCACACCAACGGGAATTAAGTCAGCAAATACCCAATCCGGAGGAGCGGGGCCTGTTCCTGGTAATACTACAGGATCTGGAGTTGGAACTACTTCCCTCTGGAAACGATTCAAGCGTTCCACAGGAATAGGGCAGGGAGTAAGTAGACCCGCTAATAGGAAAAAGGATGAAGTTAGATTCGTAGATGAAGCACTATCATTACCAAGTGCGCTAACTACTACATTCGACTTGTCTGCTCCGGGTAGACAAGGACTATCAATGTTTCTTACTCCACAATTCTGGAAAGCTGCTGCTATGATGTTCCCTGGTGGTTTTAGTGAGGCAGGGTTCAATAAGATTGATGCAGACTTGAGAAGTAAGTGGATGTTTGTTCGTCCTATTGACCCTGTTACAGGTAAGGAAGGTAAGTCATTTGGTGAACAGATTGGAATGAAGCTATTCGCACCTGCGAGTAAGGCTGGTCCACGCGCTGAAGCTACAGCTAGTAGGTGGATTGAAACTGGTGGATTCCTCGGACCTGAGAAACTAGCAGGTATACCCAATGTTCCACGATGGATGTGGGCAAACACGGCAGGTGTTCCTATCAGAATGTCCAATAGGGCATTCATCACTTTCCTTAATCACTTGAATGCTAATCGAACTGAGTTTCTACTCAACCGCGCAAGGGATATGTCACTTGAAGCATTGAATACAGGTAGTGTTAGACAGGGAGTAATGCCCTGGAGAACTAAGATGACTGCGAATGAGGCAAGGGACTTGAATCCCTTCCATAATATGGTACTAGCTAAGGAGATTGCAGACTATGTGAATACTGCTACCGGACACGCACCACTCAAGACTCACCTTCTACCACATAAGGCATTTGAACTCAATCTTGAGAGTTACGGAAGGGGATTAGGGAGAGTCCTATTCTCACCTGGACTGATGGCATCACGAATCAGGATGCTCAATCCTTCCACCTACATCATGGCTACACCTCAGGTAAGGAAGGAATATCTGCGGTCAGCACTTGGAGCCGCCGCTGCATGGTGGGCAGTTGCATTACTAGCGAAGATGGCCGCACCTGATGACGTTGAAATTGGTACGGACATCCTGAATGCAGACTTCGGTAAGATTAAGATTGGTAACACGCGCTTGGACCCCGGTGGTGGATTCCAACAGTTCATCGTAGCTGCGGCGAGAGCAATACAGGGAGGATACACCTCATCATCAACTGGCGAGTATCACACATTCGGTGAGGGATTCCAGGGACCAACTCAGGGTGAGTATGGTCAGAGGTTCATGGCTAACAAACTAAATCCTGTATTCAAGTATGCTTACGACGTAGCATTTGCATCAGAATACAATCCATTCCATGTGGGAGATAGGACGATGCAGATGTTCATCCCACTATTCCTTCAAGATATGTACTCTCTTGGTAAGGAAGATCCGGCACTACTTCCGTTGGGATTCCCTGCACTGTTTGGAATGGGCACGCAGACTTACGAGAAGGGTGAGTCGATAGCAAAGTTCATTCCTAAGCATAGTGACTGGTTGCTGGAAGGTGGTGAGGGACTCAGGAGTCTGTCACCCATTCCGTTTGACCTCTCAGGACAAGGACGTTAAGTTTGAACTTACAGTAGACACAATACTTCATTCGTCCAAACATGACTGCTCCACATTTGAGGCAAGTCCAGTTCTCACAGTCCATGTACTGTCTGATTCTTTCAGCCTGTCCTTCCGTCACTCCATTAGGTGTATCGGATGGGGCAGGCTCAGTGTAAGTTGGTCTGGGGATAATCATCGGTTCTTCTCACCTCTAGCCCATGCTAGTTTGAACTCACGCACAGTATTATCGGCCATCGAATACATAATCTGATTCCCCACTGATTGAGTGTTAATCATACCAGCCTGGTCGAATGAGAGCATTATCTCGTCTAGTTCATGTGCTTCCTTGTAGTGTGCCCACATCTTCTTGAGCAACATCGGCCTACTGATAGAGTGCGTATCCCTCGTAACCAGTTCCTTAATGATAGCTGCTTTCAAGGAACTAGAGTCTGACATTCCTTTCTGCCCGTAAGTTAATTCCCTGATATTACCCACCAGCCGCTTGCAGTAGTCAATAGCTAGCTGCATCGACTCCTCATCGATGTATAGTTCTGGCGATCTAGCTAGGGACAGTATCATCGCCACCTTCAGAACTGAGTCCCCAAACCTATTCAGAGTACCTGTTTCATCCTTAATCTCCTGGTATTGTAAGTCCTCACTAAACTCCTCATACCATAGCTGATAGAGTATACCAGCTTCGGTGTAATAGTGTGTCTCTCCTGTAGCAGGGTCTTTGTGAGGTATCTTGTAGCCATCGACTTGTTCGCGCTCAGCTAATGGTTGAAACGGTCCCTTCAACTTACCTAGTTCCTTCAGATACTCCGCCATATCAGGATAGTTCGGCGCATTGACCAGCGGTACCAGCAGGGAGTTGGCTCTATTCCGTCTACTCTCCGATATAACGAATGTCCTAGCGAAGAATCCTCCATGCAGGTCTTTCTTACTGAAGAAGTCATTAGAGTGCGCGTCGTTCGTTGCAGTTAGCATTGAGATAGTCGGTTTATCCAGATTGAACTGCTCCATCTTCAGTAGTGACCTCCACTGACCCACGTTATACTGTCGGTCATACAGGTCAGTCAGAATGTCCATCGCTACAGGGTCACTCACGATTGAACTAGTCAATTCCGATGAGCAGATGAAGATGGTAGACTTGCTGATTATCTTACCACCCGGCTTAGTCTCAGCAGTACCCATTTCTTTCAGGATACCCTGGATAGAGCTACGCCCTGTTATAATCTGTGTCCCACCAACTGCGGATACCAACTGCTTAGCCATACTGACTGGGGGGCCTTTTTTCAGTCCTGACTCAGCATGAAACATCACGTAGATGTTGGGATACAGATTATGTATTTGTCTGTGCAACCAGACATTGTCCTTCAGCACAGCACTGATAGCACTGATTCCTCCCCAAAGCCAGAAGTTCATGGGGCTTTCTAATTCCGAGTGTTGAGCTAGTAATTTGTCTAGCCATGTTGCCATTAGTGTGACCTGTCATATCTATCTTTGTAGCACTGTTTGCATCTTCGTTGACCAGAACCATACTGATAAGTATTCTCAGGTGTGAACTCATGTCCATTAACACAGTGAGTCGCATTAGTATACTGATTACCTTTATGTTCTTCTCCCTTTAGTTTTCTATCTCTTTTATTCTCAACTTCAGTTCCTACGTAGAGATGGTCGGGATTCCAACAGTTCTTGTGAGTACATGCAGCATTGTGATTAGCCTGTTGAGACTTGTCATCCAAGTTCAATCCAAGATAATATGCTGCTGAAAGTCTATGCACGCTTCTCATTTTACCATTGAAGCGTACCATTCCATATCCCTTGGGAGCAGCTCCTTGAAACTCCCAGCATCCTGTAAGGTTAATGGTTCTTTCCTTCATCCTTTCAATTATATCCTTCAGCTCCATCTGTCACCATAAACCTTTCTGTTGGTGTAAGTGCTCTTATGTTGACCGGCTCCACAGTCTCTATCTTGACAGGTTCATCTCTCCCCTTGAACTTCCGTAAGTCCTTATAGTTCTCACCTACTTCTACCTCACATGGAATCTTCAGGAATCTCCGTGGTAGTGAACACGCAGTAAAGTTGATTGGACGTTCCATCTCCTTCTTTGCTATTGGAATGAAATCTTCCAAGCAATCACGTCGAATGGCAAAAAGTAACGCATCGTGAGCTTCAAGAATAATCTTCGCCTCTCGGAACTTTCTTTTAATTCGGAGGCCAGCGGCTTTGGTATTATCAGTAACAGCTCGTTGTGGAAGATAGGCCATTGCTTCCCTGAATAGGTCATCTCCCCATCTCTCATAAAAGATACGTACACCACCTCTCTCAGCATCTATCCCCCAGGGTAGCGGTGCTACTAGTTGACGGGTATTCTTGATGCACTCAATGACACCAGCATGAAAGACCTGCTGGATTTTGGGCTGTCTAGCGTGGAATATCTTTAGTGCTCGTTCGGCGGTAGCTTCGTCAATTTTGATTGGAATCTTAAACTTTCTTGCCTGAGTATTAAGCTCAGTTGATGCTCTCCTTTTTCCGGCCATGAGATGTCCTGCGTGGCGGAGAGTCTTACCAGCAAAGCGTATCGGGCTTTCATATCCCAGTACTTTCTTAGAGTAATCAGATTCAGTACCACCGAAGAACCAAGAAGCAGTAAGAGCATGGTAATCATGTTCGTCTATGTCCTTTAGTGCCTGCTCGTCTGTAGCCAGGTTGAAAACTACACGCGCTTCTGCCTGCGAACTATCGAGCTGTACGAGTACTTCACCCTCAGCAGGGATATACATACCACGCACATCAGCACCAATATCACCATGCTTAGTGAATACCTGAAAGGCCGTGCCCATTACCTTCATATCTTTCTTTAGTCCTTTTCCTCCGATATCGACTTTGGGTCTAATGGGAGGGTCTTGCTGCCCTGTACTAGTTCTGCCAGTTTCGAGACACATGAAGCAAGTTGTACGCATCTTTCCGTCGTAATCTGGGATTGCAAATAGATACGTGCTGATAGTTTTCTTAACTCGTCGTCGCTCTAGACACTTTTCAATCCAGAGTCTTTGGTCATCGTTCTTTACTCCATGCTTTAGATTCAGAAGTGCAGTTAGTTCTTCCTCACCTACACCATCACGCCGAGGTAGCTTCCAATAGTCAAATAGGAAACTGTATACCTGCACGGGAGAACCTACATTCACATCGATACCGGCTATCTGAAACATCTCATAGCCTAGTCTCTCATCCCATTCGATGTACTTCTTCACCAACTCCATTCGCTTTGCATTGTCGATATGGAATCCGTTGTTCTCAATCTCCTTATAGAAGTCGGGGAGCTTCATCAGAAAGTTCTCGTAGAACTTCCTTACACCTAGTTCATCTAGGTCCGGCTCCATCGCTTCTTCTATTTCATACGTGACACAAGCGTCACGCCCACATCCGAGCAGTAAATCTCTAATGCTCCCTTCATACATACCTTCATCTTTATAGAAGGGTTCTCGGGTGTAGATACTTGTAAGAAATGCGAGCCCTTTAGGGAGTTCAGGGTTAATTGCGAATGCCTTGAGCATCGTATCACGGTATATTCCCCTGATGGCGAACCCCAGTCTACGGATCTTATCGCGGTCGTAGTTGAAGTTTTGTCCGACAATGTTCTTCTCCCACAAAGTGATGGTTAGCATCTTCCAGAGGGTAGCTAGGTCCGAGTCGGGAATATCACTGATACCACCCTTATTCCAGAGTGGTACCGTCATCGCATGAGACTTACTGAATGCAAGTCCGATGCAGATAGGGAGACAATGACCACCTGCCTCAATGTCTACAGAGACTTTATTGCAGTCCTTGTAGGTATTCAGGAAGTGATAGAGTTCACCTGAGTTGCGGCAGATTTGGATGTTACGAGTAGGTAGGTTAAGTGCGGGGTCTAACCGTTCTTCCCAAGCTCTCCTGAAGTCAAACACCATTATTTGACGATTGAAATATCCCTTGATTTCTCCACCCGCAGCTGTATGTAGCAAGTGCGCTGGATGATAGGTAGGTACAAACTTCGTACCCATACCTTTGAGGATGGAGCCACGGAACTGCGTGATTTTTCCCTTTCCTCTAAGCGCCCACAGAGCAGTCCCACCCAGAGCAAGTATACAGTTCGGCTTGAGGTCATTGATTTCAACTTGTAGTTCGGCAAGTTGTTGGTCAATATCAATGCCAACGCTCCTTGCGCGCTCGTGAAAGGGAACTTTCTTTTTCCCAACATTGGGAGGAACCTGATATTTACAGACATTGGATATCCAACACTCCCCTCGCGGAATGCCTGCATCACTGAGGAGTCTGTCAAGTTCTCTCCCTGAAGGACCAACAAATGGCTTACGCGCCATCACTTCCTCATATGATGGCGCTTCACCTAGAATCATCAGTTTCGCCCCACGATTACCTCCACCGGGGACGTATATTTTTTCAGTCACGGATAATCCACTCCAGATGTAGACGATGATTCCGCATCATGTATTCACGAAGTTCATGCCAGAACTGCTCGAAATTAGTTATTACCCACCTCTCTGGAGGTTGTCCAGCGAGCTTGACCCAGAATGCGTGTTTCATTTACCACCTCGTTCCCCATTCTCTAGACTCTTACGAGTCCTTCGACGGCGTAAAGTTTTGAGGTCACGTATCATCTCTTTCGTGTTATCGACACGTTCCTCTAGTTCTAGAATGTATTTAGAGAGTTGTGCTACATCCCAATTACGAACTAGTTCCTCTACTATGTCCTTGTGAAATTGGCTCATCTATCACCTCGAATACTTTTGAGCACACGTCGCAGTAGTATTTCTGTTTCGTGAGTGCGCCGGTAGAGACTCTACTAATCAGAGTCTTGTCCTGATTCATGCAGAATGGACACATCAGCTTCGGGGATTCCATCTTCAGACTCCGATTCTTGATGAGCAGGCTTCTCGATTACGCGGATATGCACAGCACGATAGCCACGCCCTTCAAATTGCAAAGGCGTAAACTCTACCCACATTCCGGGCCTGAGTTCTGGGAATGTAACCGTATCCTGTCGGAGTGCGGTCCAGTGAAAGAAGATACGGGTGAATGCAATCTCTTTGCTGGAGATAAATCCCCAACCTTCCTTGTTCACCCTGATGATTTTGCCTGTGAGTTTGTTCTCGGTCTGCATGTTCCCTTACTCCTCTTACTTAAAGAGCGGGGACGCACTCGTAAGCTACTGGATTATAGCGTTAAGTGCGTCCCCTGGCACTAGATGGTTCAAGTAAGGCACCAACTTATGCTGTTGTTATCCTCATACCTACAGAGGGCACCAGCAATTTCTGGACATCCCTACAGGTCCATCTAATGATTAGTCTACTTCCTTCTCGTCATCATCCTCGACTACTTCGTCGTCATCGTCATCGATGGAATCTTCATCATCATCGTCGTCGAAGTCGTCATCATCATCTTCTTCAGGGTCAGCCTCTACTTCCACTTCAACTTCGGCTTCCTCTGATTCAGGATGCTCGTGGATGATGTCCTCTACCACTTCATCCAATTCTTCTTCCTTCTCTTTTCCGTTATTCATGACCTGTACTCCTGTATGCTGGACCTTTAGTGTGGAAGTCAGGCCCCTATGATAAAAGGTCGATACCATAGGGGCCTGGGTAGAACTACTAGCTACGCAGAGTGCGGTACTTGTGGTTGACGCGATTCACAGCGCGTCCCTGCCACTCACCATTCTCTACGAACACTTCGAGCTGCTGCCCAGTAGCGTTGTTCAGGTCGAATCGCGCACCAGACTTTACGTCCACGCCGAAGGCCGAGAGAAATCCCACAGCGAAGCCGATTGCCTTGCTGTTAAAGTTCCAGTCCAGCGGAACTCCCTTGAAGTCCTCGCTGCCATTGTCGGCGTTCTTCACGATGACACCTTCCACCGGATAGTTGGTGGAATTGCCATCCTTGGACGGTGCTTCTCCGACGCTCTGGATAAGCACTACGTACCACGCAGGCTCCACGACTTTTCCGCGGAGCAGGTCACGGTCGGTGAAAGAGATGATAGGCATCTGTCTGTGTCCTTGATGGTTGATGGTTGTTGTTGGTGATGGACTAAGAGCCAAACTTAGTTACGGGAGTTGACTCTTTCTTCAGCTCTGCGATTGCAGGCTTAATCCAAGTGTCGTAAAGTTGCTTGTCACCGAACACAATTTCCTTCGGTAGTCCAAGTGCAGTTCTTGCGAAGTCATCACCAGTGTGCTCAGTCAGTAGTGAATAGTCACCTCCTTGTCCTTCAACAAATCCCTTCTTGATATTGAAGTGATAGACTTCACCACAATAGGCAGGGATTTTGGGAGCCACTTTTTTACCCGCAGTCACGATTGTGCGACTGATGTGGGTAGTATTCGTTGCTGTATTCCGATACTCAGCCTGAACGACGTGAGCAATCAGAATGATGTTGACTTTGTGATACGCGCTGATATCTTTCGTGAGCGCGATGAGTTCTTGCAGAGCTGCTGACTCTGCATTATAGTCCTCAATCTCGTTGACTGCTATACCTGCAATCAACTTACCTGCCGCTGCGCCTGATTGTCTAGTTAAACCGTATTTAAGCTTTACGGTTTGTCTGAGAGTCATGTCCGCGCATGAAGTCAAGCTATCGAACACTAGTGTCTTGAATGGGCATTGTGACTGAAACAGTTCCAGCTTCTTCTTGGCCTTGTTCCAATCATCATAGTCATCGAACTGTATTGTCTTAGGGTCTACTCCCCACTTCTTCATGGGTAGATAGATACCATTCATCTTCCTATCCCATGAAAACCAATACTGAGGTCCAGGGAATGATAGAGCCTGAGTAGACTTACGTGTACCTGGCTCTCCCTTAAACATGCAGTAGAGCGAATCGAAGTCCACGTCATTCATGTTCGGCATTTACTTATTTCCTTCCTGCGGCGACGATGGTGGATTCGACACCAGCGGACTAAGTTGGTCCAGCGGCCACCGCTTGAAGTCGGCCCCGCACGTACTACACTGCATCTCGCCGTCGTCGCCATACAACATCGACACGGGGCACCCATGAGTTAGCCACCATCTCTCGCGCAGTAGAGCTTCTACGTCCACCTCTTGCCCCGAGGCGCGGGGTGGGGCGGTTTCAACTGCGTGGAGCAGCTTGGCGATGTCCTCCATGAAAATCTTGCGGCCTTCGCCTTCACCGAAGCAGGCTTCACGGAGCCGTTCGATAGCGGCCTCCATCTCCTTTCCCTCACGAGTAATCCACACATCCTTACTTATGGTCGGCATCTTTCTTCTCCCTGAACTGGTCACAATCACACAGTTTACAATTACAGACGAACACTGACTCATCACCATTATCATTGATGACTTCATCGAGAGTATGGCTGTGAAGCATGTGTCCACATACGCAGAGCGAATCCCATGTAGTCTCTGACATGACTATTCATCCCCATCTTTGTTGACAGGATCCCACTTAGGAGCCAAGTTGAAGTTGAGCCTGAGTACTTCCTCACGCATGTTCGTATCTGCTTCGCACACGTCTTTGAACATGCACGCGCCAAACATATTGTCACAGTGCGCGTAATTCGGAGGCCAGTATCCAGTCTCCTTGTACTCGATGAACTTGTAGGCGTAGTATGGAAGTGTAGTCGCCTTCCATTCTTCAAGGCGGTTAGCAGAGAATGAAACCATCTCTCTGGTAAGCCGTTCCTCTATCTTCAGCGTAGTCTGCAATCCTATCTTGTTGACTAGGACATTACGAGACTTCAGCAGACAGCACTGACCCATGAACTGATTGCTCAGTGTAGTCTTATCGCGCCGCTGTTTGAAGGACTTATGGTCCATCGATATGATACCGATTTGGTTCGTATCGATGATTAGGTCCATCTTCGCTTTCCACAAGATGCGGATTTCATCATCCTCGTAGAGAATCTCACCACGAACAGTCTCAGCAGCGAGAGGAATGAATGCATCATTCTTGTAGTGAGCGAAGTACTGCTCGCAGGTGTCGAGAGCGAACTTCCATCCAACTGTCCACTTCTCAGACTTTTCAGGTGTGTTCTGCATGCCTGGATATTCTTCAGGTTCATGTTTACAGGCTGGTGGTCCATCGCCTGTGTGATTAGCACAGTATGGACAGCCAGTAATGAATAGCTGGCCCATCGTAAGTGCGTTGCCGATGGCGGTACTTCTCGGAAAACCGTTGATTAGGTGCTTGTAAAATACCTCAAACACCTTATGAATCAACAGTCCTACCTCTAACGAGTTTGACTTACCTCGTGAGGATACGAACCGATGATTCATACGCAAGTCGTAGTAGC